ATGAACCACGACAATGTTGTTACCTTGGAACAAGCGGCGGATGAAATGCGACGTTTGGCAAAAAAGGTCGAGCGCCGCTCTTCTAACTCGCTTGAGGAAATGAAGGAAATACAGCGCGATTGCCAAGAGAAAATCCAATCGCTGAAATACGAACTGAGCAAGGATTTGATCGATAAGGCTAACGAACCAGTCAATAGAGCAGTTCAGGTTCTCACTTATGTCTCGATTGCAGTGGTCATGGTAGGTGGCGCATTTGCTTGGCTTACAGCTAGTAACCTTGAGTCGTCCTTGCAAACGCTCATGGTAAAGAGAATAGAGTCTTGGTTGTCACTTGAGGATGAGCACTCGCAGGCCAGCAGGACGCTCGATGCCTACCGAACTCAAGCTTTACTTGACTCCTATATGATTCAACTCGCTAGGCAGAAAGCACAGAATCGGCCTATCACGAATTTAAACTTTAAGATAAGTGATAAAAAGCGCCTGATGGCGATTGTTCGCTCACCATCATCTGAATATCATGATTTTTTAGATGCATTGCGTTTGCTGGCGTTGGCCGACGGTGAGTGGGGTATCGTCTACGGAGATAATGAGTTGGGTCGCGATTTTGTCGGGCTTATAGAAGATCCGCGCTTCGACTCAAACAGAAAGCTCGATATTCTACAGGTTCTTTCGCGTAATCGAAACCTTGTGGATGTTGAGGCAGCATATCTTCAGAACAACTCAGCCCCTGAGCCGCTTCGATATCAATCCTACCTCAATCTAAAGGATAGTGATAAAGGCTCGACCACAGCTGAGCTTGCGCTTAAATATGCCATCAGTCTTCTGGAAAGTAGTGATAGCTATAAGATAAGAATTGCGCTCGAGCATATTGCTGGAGTGGACCCATTTAACACCGACTTAAAAGCGTTTGTGGAAAAGCTATCAGAGCGCGACCGTGAAGCAAGAATGGATTACCGCTTGGCTGTTGCTCGAGGGCTGATTTCTCAACTCCCATCTCCAGATGTTATGAGTCTGTATTCAGTAGAAGATAGCGAGCCGGTAGACCGAACTGCAATACGGTTGAATCTCGCGTCGCTGTTTAGCGATCTACTGGATGATGGTCTTGTGTTGGGATTAGATAAGCTGTTCAATTCAAAGGCTCATTTGGTGATGCATTATCTACAAGCTAACGGTGCAGCCGCTACCAGTCAGTTTCCGTTAAAGCGTCTACTTGAGGATGAGCAACTAATACAGGCGATCTACCAGCGTCAGTACTCCAAAGGCCTGGATCGGTTTGTTCGGTTCTTCTCTGTAACCGATAGAGGTGAGGTAGTGGCGTTAGCGAAACTAACAGTTCCCGCCAGTGTTCTCGGTGTTGAGCGTGATACATCGTTGCCCAAAAATATCACCGGGCGACTGGAGCTTACTCAGGACGCAAAAGTAAAATTTACTTGGAGAGACAATCTGGGTGATTGGAAGAGCTGTGGAACCGACTCTCTAAGGGATGCAAAGGTCAACATTGTATTCGACAAGGATGCTATCTCTTATCGCGATGAAAATCGGATGGATTGGATTTTTTAATTTCTATTCGGTTGAGCAGATCGCATCGGCCGGAAGCGGAGTTGGTATTCCAGTTGGATCTGAAGGTTTTGGGGTGGTAACTGCACTATTTTATGTATTGGGCCCTCGCACCTATTAATGGTGCGGGGGTATTTTGTTTTTATAATTTTAGTGCGACTTGAAGAATTCCAATGACATCTGGCCCATCCTCATTGATCCACGTTCCATAGTGCTGTCGAATCATATTCCCATTGGTATGCCCCATCTGCTCGGCAATCCAGTCAACAGAAGCCACGCCCGTGGTCAGCAACTGACTGGCGTAGGTATGCCGACACTGCCCAGGGCCTCGGTAGCGAACTCCGGCCGCGTTCAAGTGGGCCTTGAAGAATCGGTCCCGTACAACGAAATCGCTGACATGCGGTAAACCACTCTTAGTGTTCAGGAATACAAAATGCAGCCTGTGCTGCCGCACAGTCTTGTTATCCCGTTCAACGATGTCGACCGTCTGAGCTTTCTTGGCCTGATTCATAGCATCGAGCTTGCATAGAGCATCCCACGCGGGCTTCAGCAGCCGTACCTTTCGGGTCGAACGCCGGGTTTTCGTTACGCGGTAGGCTCCACGCACTTTGGACCGACGAAACGTCACTGTTCCCTGTTGCAGATCGACATCCTCCCAGGCCAAAGCAATCGTTTCCGAAACCCGTGGCCCCGCCCAAATCATGAACTGAATCATCAGCAACTCTTGTGTCCGATTGGTCGGTGTCTCCAGGATCTGTCGGATTTCGGCCCTGGTGAATGGATCCGGAGCTTCAGGGTCGGGTAAGCGCACAAACAGTCCTTCAGTCGGGTCATGAGCAACTTTCTTGCGCGTACGGTAGAGCCTGAAGACCTGTCTCACGTTGCAGATAATGTCCCGGATGGTTTTGTTCTTCAGTCGCGTCGACAGCGTGTCCTGTACCCACTCCTGCAAATCAAGATGATCGATCCGGTCGATCTGCACTGACCCCCAGCGCGGACGGACATGAACCTCCGCCTTGTTGGCGTAACCGCGGTAGGACGTAGCAGCGACGCTATTGCTTTTGATCTTCAGCCACAGGTCGAGGTAGTGGCCGAAGGTGTTCTCGGTGAGGCTGGCCGAGTCAGGAAAGTGCCGACTGTAGTCGAAGGTGCCGGCGCGGATTTCATATTCGATGATGTTCACCAAGCGCTCAGCTTGCTCCCGGTTAGCCGCCGTGTTGCCGCCGGGAATGAGCTCCCGGTATCGCTTGCCGTTGAAGCGGAAATACACCCGCACTGAATTGCCGCGGGCTTCTACGCCATGTGCCATACGCATCCCTACACGATGAACTGAACAGCTGATCAGCAAAGCGAAAGTAGAAAGGCCCGAGACTGGGCCTTTCCATGTTTGCTTTGAGTTGGAGTGTTGCCGATCATTCCTGACGAAGTAACCAGAATAGTCCGGCGCTTTTTCTAGGCATTGGGGGAGGACCTGACCGTGCTACTTCTGCTTTTCTGAGTGAGGCGGCCTTGCGCGCCTTACTGCAGTGTTGATGATTGCCATGGGCGCGTGATTTGCCACACTGGTCGCAGACGCCCGTCTGATCCAAACACCAAGGAAATGACTTCCTCTTTTTCATCGCGCATCCCCAATCAAATCCGGAACGACTGGCGTGTGAGCCGGAGTTCTTTTTGATGATCAGCTGTTGGGCCGCTGACGGTCTGTGTTTCACAGAAAAAGCGATGTAAAGACTGGTTGGTTGGGGATAGGGTGCTTTTCAACGTGTTGGCCATCTTTACGCATTGTTCCTGGGCGTCTTTGTTTGTCCACTGGTGGACAGGAACCACTTGGCAGCTGAGATGGGATGCATCGGTGCACAGGTATAAAAACAAGTAAACCGTAGCCTGCATGGTGCTTCTCCTTTGAGCGACAGGGAGTTGCAGCTCCCCGTCACCCGGTGATTCAAATCAGCGCTTGAAGCGCCGAGGCTTGTTCTTCTTAGCTTCCGCGCGTTCGGCCATCAGCTCGGCCCACTCGGCGGCCTTGCGCCGTTGCCGGATCCGGCTACAGGCCTGGTGCTTCCGGGTGGAGCGGGCCTCGCCGCAGATGTCACACCGGCTCGGTAAATCAAGCCGGTGGCTTGCCATGGTCGGGCGCGTGCGCACGGTGGGGTTGGGAGAGGGCACCATCAGGCATCCCCCAGCAATGCGCGGGTGAGGGCGTTGCGCTCGCCTTTGCGGGTGAGTTTGCTCAGCGGCTGCGTGGACGTACGGCCGTTGCGGGCTTTGAGCTTTGCCACCCCGCCATCGATAGTGACGATTTTGGCCTCGCGGACGCTGAGGTTGATGCTGTGGCCGGTGCTGCGGGCAGCGACGTAGGACACTTCGTCGCCGACGCTAAAGGCGTTCGTGGTAGCCTCTGTGCCGCTGCCACTTGGGTTTTGTGCTTGCATGGTGCTTCTCCTTTGGGGTGGTCGGTGTCGAGGGGTTGCAGCCCCTCGGCACCACTTCTTTGCCGGCTTGCCGGTGTCAAATGCTCTGTGCAGCCCAGTCTTTCTTCAGTTGCGACCAGATCGCGTGTCCGTTTTCCACGTACTCATGCACCTCCATTTCAGGTCGCTGATCCATGTACAGCAGGGCAATGCAGTCGTTGAACAGGTTCGTATCCAGGCCGCGCAAATCGGTGAGCGCGAAGGGAAAAACCTGGCCGTTGTAGAGGCTCAGCAGGAACCGCCCGACGATGCGGCTTTGTCCTGTGCAGCGTTGGGCCACAGGTAGGAGTCGATGGAGGGCGGCGATGCCGGCAGCGCGAACGGCAGGCCTCTCGCGCTCATCAGTTGCGATCTGCTCAGCGATTGTCGTCAGTGCTTGGTTGAGGTGAGCTTGCATGGTGCTTCTCCTTTGGAGACTCCCGGCGTTGCAGCGCTGGGAGCCGTGGGTTACAGCGGTTCACGCGCCCTGGAAAATCCAGCAGCGCACGGTGGTTGGTTTGTTGAACATCGCGTTGCCGGCGGCCTGTGAAGCGCGGACCGCGCTGTACACCGCCTTGTTGGTCTCCAGCCACTTGTGGCTGCGGCTGTTCACCAGCAGCCCGCGCAGCGTCTTGAGGTCGGCCAGGTTCTGCCGATGCTCGCTGGCCTTCTCGGCAAACTCGTTGAGGTTGATGGCGATGAGTTTCGGGTCGGTGCTGTGGTTGACCTGCGGGCCTTCGCCCAGGCTTTCCAGGTACTCGAAGACCTCCCAGAACTCAGCCACCAGCGGATGGTCCGCGCTGATCGCGGCTTGGCGCTCCAGCGCCATGACCATCAGGGCCTGCTGAGTCGTGGCGACCTGGTTGTCATCCAACGGGCAGATCAACCGCAGGCAATCCACCAGGGCCATCATCTGGCTGTGGTTCTTGATGATCCGCTCCACGCGGATCTCCTTGAGGGTGCGCAGCTGCCGTTCGTGAACGAGAACGCGCTCGGCAAACTTCGCCAGCACCTGGGCTTCCGCACGCACGGCCAGCAGCAGGAAATGGCTCAGCTGCTCCACCGGGATCAGGTTCAGGTTGTCGGCGGCGGCGCGGCTCTCGGTGGTCACCACCGGGCGGGTGAAGTGCGACTTGATGATCCGCGTCAGGATCGCTTCCGAGGCGCTGACATCAGCGTTCTGGCTGATCGCAATGGCGCCACGGAAGGGCGGCTCGTACGTCTCGTTGCCGCTGGTCTTCATGCCTTTGGTGCCGAGGGTGCCGCCACCGAAGTAGTCCTTCAGCTCGTCCCAGTCGAAGCCCTTGGCGTGCGCCTTGTCCGGTTCGTTGCGGTCGCCCTCGATCAGCACCACCGGCATGTTGGAGACCTGGCCCATGGCCCGTTGCCGGCCGGCGCGGGTCGATTTCGACGGGTCAAAGCCTTCATGCTCCCGGCCCAGCAGCTTCCACAGGAAGGTCAGCAGCGTGGTCTTGCCGGCGCCGGCCTCGCCCGTCACCTCAAGGAACGGGTAAGACTTGTGCTGAGCGCGGATCTGCTCGGCGAACAGCGAGCCGAACCAGAACGCCAGCGCCACGATCCCCTTGGCGCCGAAGCACAGCCACAGCATCGGCAACCAGTCGGTTCGGTACTGCTTGGCGTCGCGCTGGAGGTGCATGGCGATCGACTTCTGCAGCGTCTTGAGCCGCAGCTTGCCGAACTCGAAAAAGTCCTCCTTGTTCACCTCGCTGACGATGCCGCCTCGCACGGCCAGGTCGCCGAACACGTAGCAGCTGTGCTGCTTGCTGTAGCCGATGAAATCGATGGTCTCGACCGTCTTCAGGCCGAACAGCTGATCCTTCATGATCTTGTCGAGCTGCTGGCCGCTGCCGGTGAACACGGCGCCGGCGGCCATGCTGAGCAAGCGTTTCTTGAACTCGCTGGCGGCGGCGACCTGCCCACCGGTGAAAGTGTTCTTCACGCTGCCGCTGTCGTGCGGGAAATCGACGCGGAAGTAGTACCAGGATTCGTCGGTGACCTCATTGCGCTGGAAGTACAGCGCCTGCGGGTAGCAGTTGGCGATCTCCACTACGCCGCCGCACTGCATCAACGCCTTGTCGCGGCGCTGCTTGTCGCTGAGCAGCTGGTCTTCGTGGCGCTCGGAGGACTCCAGCGCCTGCATGGCCTTGTTGAACTTCTCCAGGTCCAGCTTGAACCAGTAGAGCCGACTCTCGAACCCGAAGTGGAACTCATGGCGCTCGCGCCATTCGTACATCAGCACGCCTTTTTCCGAGGCACTTTGGGCGATCAGCAGGGCACCGTGGTAGCGGGCGGTGCGCAGGTCCTTCTCACGCTGCTCGGTGCGTTCGGTCTCGTCATCGATGAAGGCCCAGCGCTGATGCAGGTCGTTCCAGTCAATCTTGCGGCCGTCGGCCGGCTGAGGGATCTGAGCTGCCGAGCAGTCAAAGCCCAGGGCGCGAGCCTGGCGCACCCAACGCTTGGTGTACTTATGCGCCCCGGGCTCGTTGTCCAGTGCCCACACCAGCTTCGGCAGCTTTCCGCGACGTTGGGCTGCCAGCGCCTTCAGGGATTCTTCCGGAAAGGCATTGGACGACATGGCCGAGGCCGCTGCGATCCCGTGATGCACCAGGGCGATGGCGTCGAAAATCCCCTCGACGACCCAGAGTTCATCGACAGCCAGCAGATCCACGCAGGGCGGGCACCACCACACGCCCTTGTAGCTTTCGCCCGCCTTGAACCGGGCTTTTTGCTTGCCAAACCGGTGAGGGCGGTCAATCAGGCGTTCCCAATAGCCACCCTTTTCCAACGTAAAGCGAACGGTGGCGCTGCCGGCGTTCAGCTCCGGAGAGTAGAACGTGTCCTGCGTGTACCAGCCCTGGATCAGATCCAGCTTGAAGCCTCGGGCGAACTCCAGGTAGGCGCGAGCCGTTGCGGTCGGATGCTGATCGCTGGACGGTGCTCTGCCGCTCCAGTCGTCGAACAGATCATCGTAGAGCTCTTTGACGTGCCAGGACTGGCCGCACTTGCTCTCACGGCCGCAGATGATCAGCCAAGGGTTCTCGTGGTGGGTATAGAGCTCTTTCTTGTTGCAGGCCGGGCACTTGCCACCGCGCATGAAATGGGTGCCTGAGCGGTGCTTCAGTTCGTAATCGTTGTCCAGGCGGCGCAACACTTCTGCGCGCAGTTTCTCTTCCATTTTCATCGGGGCTTACTTCGCTTCGCCGAGGCTGTGTTTGAGGGCGCCAATCAGGCGTTTTTGCGCAGCCATCACCGGGAAGGCCGCGAGCAGCGAGCCGTGCCGCAATCCTTCGGGGATCATGCGAAAGCGATCGTCGTACCAGTATTCGTTGAACTGCATGGCGTACTGGGAACGCAGGGCCTGTAGCAGGGCTAAGGCCTGGTCTCGGGGCAACTGCGTGGCGATGTCGATGTCGAGTTCCATGATCCACCTCGGATTTCGGGCAAAGCTCACCCAAACCCACGGCAAGCGGGGCAGGGCGGGGTGTTAAAAAGGGGGAGTTACTGAGGGTGGTGCTTATGGGCTGCGTCGCGCTGGGCGAGCAGGGTTTGCGGCAGCAGCCGCGCCGGCACCGGGTAACGCTGATCGGCACGGGTGTCGATCAGGTGCACCACGGTGCAACTGGGGCTGGCCCCCCAATCGACGCCGATCCATTTGCGCTGGTTGATCACCTGCAGTTCTGTCCAGGCGTTGTGCACCAGGCGTTCGGCCATGAATACCGGCACCTCCAGCGAGATGGTCAGGTGCCGGATGCAGCTGTCGTAGAGCAGATCCGAGTCCACCAAGTACTGCGCTTCGTGCCGTTGCAGGTAAGCGAACGCGGCGTCTTGCATGCTGCTGCGGTAGTCGTGGGTCAACTGATCGTGGGTCATTGCGCACACTCCATTTCCATTTGGTCGAGCAGGTCGGGTTGATCGTTGGCGGTCTTCATCGCGGCACGGCGCAGGGCGATGTCGGCGGGTGGCAATCGCACGGCAGGGTTGGCCATGCCGCTGGGGCTCATTTCGTGGGTCATCTCGAACTGAGCGCGCACCGACCAGCCGCAGGCCTCGTTGGTGCATTGCAGGTAGGCCACACGCAGGAAAATGTGGGTGCCTTCGCTGGTGCGGATGCGCATCCGGCTGAGGCAGTGCGGACAAACGAGTTTGTAGGTGCTCACCCGGCGAGCCCCCTACCGTGCAGTTGGATCGTCGCTAGCACCTCGGCGTAGCGGGCGGACATGTACTTCATCAAGGCCGCGATGATCGTCTCGGCCTCGCCCTCTTCAATGACGCCGTCGTCGAGTGCCTTGGCAATGATCTGGTCAACCATGCCGCGTTTGGCCGCTGCCTTCACCGAACGGTTGTACAGCTCGACGTTGTCCAGCGTCGCGGGCACGGCCACCGGCACAAACATGCCGCCGTACTTGCTGGCGATATAGTCGGCCAAATAGGACGTCCCGGCGATCTGCTCCAGGCGGCAGACGTGGTCGTCGCTGAGCGGCCGGCAGCCGGCGCTTTCGTAGGCCTGGTTGTCGAAGCGCTTGATGGGCATGCCGAGTTGGGCGGCGGCGTACAGCCGACCGCCTGGATAGGCGCTGATGACGGCGCTGACCACGTCTTTCCGGTTGGCTAGAACTGAGCGTTTCATCTTCTGGTTTCCTCCCTGAGCCAACGGGCCTAGTTTGTGACGACGCCGTCTTTGATTCCGAGTAGTACCGCGGCGCGGTGAGACTCGCCCCGAAGGCATTTTTTCTGCCCGTTCAGCACGGCATACACCGTGGACGGCGTGAGGTCGTGCTGAAGGGCCCAGTCCTTGGCGGACAGACCTTGAAGCGCAAGTCGTTCACGGGCTTCCTTGCGCGCTTGCTCCGTGGGGTATCCGTTCGGCATAGTCTCGTTTCGTGTGATTTCGTGTGATGACAGGCGAAGTATTTCCCATGAATGTGGGAATGTCAATTCGCTTTTGGAGACATTTGTGGGAATAGGTGATCGCCTCAAAGAAGAGCGCGAGCGATTGGGTTTGAACCAAACCGATTTCGCGGCGAAGGCAGGGGCCTCGAAAAACAGTCAGTACAACTACGAGAAGGGCGAGCGAAGTCCGGACGCCAGTTACCTGGCTGCGGTGGCTGAGCAGGGTGTTGATGTCCTGTACGTCGTGACTGGCCAGCGCTTCGCGGCGGACGAAGGCACGCTGTCCCAGGATGACCTGGAGATCGTGCTGCATGTGCGGGCATTGGATGCGAAGGACAAAGAAGCGGTGATGCGTCTGCTGAGAGCCTTCACTGATAGAAGATAAGGAACGGGAAGCATGTCAAAAGGGATGTCGATGTCGGTGTTGTCGTTTGCGCTGATGGCCTTAGGGGGCTGTGGCGCAGGTGAGAAAAGCGAGCAGGTCACCAGCAAGGAATACGGTGATGCTTGGCCGTTCACCGTAGAAAGCGTTGATCTGCTGTGCGAAGGTCCGTCACCGAAAGCACTGGCGCGCGTCTCCAATGGAACGGTGTACGCCTTGAACGGGAGTGCCCGTGGCCTGGCAAAGGAACGTGGCTGGTCTGATGGCCAGGACATCACCAAGCAAAGCCCCACCATGCCTTCGGTGAAAATGGACTACAGAGACATCGTTCAACGCGCACAAGCCCTTTGTGGGGGCGCATAACCTTGTAGATAAAAAACCTTTCGTAGGCTGGTGGCACGCCGAAACATGCTGAGAATCGCTCATTCCCCGGGTGCTTTGGTCGGCGCCGAAAAAGGTGCCGGGTACCCGAACGTGTGAAATGGAGTTATGCATGTTGGTGAAAAACGAGCTGCGAAGTGATTTACCTGAGTCGACCGAATTGGCTGAGTTGAATGAGCTCGAATGGACGGTTATAAAGATGTTCAGGCAAATTGATGAGCTGGGGCAGAGGGATATAATTCTATTCTTGAGAGTCTTTCTGCCTAGTAAGTAAGAAAAATCCCGGCGCTAGCCGGGATTTTTTATTTTAGGTGGAATTCCCTTAGTGCCAGAGTTGACATGAGGGCTTCTTCGTTACCATATAGAGAGTGAAGATTTAAATTGAATTGATCGAATTTGGCAAGGATCTTGTATTTCTCGCTTGCGGGTAAGGTTACTTTAAATAGATCTGTTGGGTTGTTAAGTCTGTAATCTTCGTGTGAGTACAGATTGAATTCTCTTTTGAACTGCCCTTGGCTTTCGACCAAGCAGAGCGAGTACTGAGCCTGCTGAATAGAATGCCGTTTATGGGTATCGATATAGGGGCCGATATTGTGAAGGAATCCTCCTTCTGAGTACCTAGCTATCAATTTTCCAGAATATTGTTGATAGACAAATATTGCAATTCTACCTTCCTTAGGGTTGCAGCCGGAGTAAGCAAATAGAGCGGCGATATACGGGGAGCGTGTCCAGTCGAGCAATGGGGAAGGGAAACCGTGGTGGCGTAAGTAAACTAAATAATCTAGTGCAGGCATTGTGCCGCCAAAATTTATACTGTCAGCGTCGATAATTTGTCCTTGAGAATCAAGAATTTCTCCCCACTTTCTCCCCGAGTGAAGTTCAACTTGGAGCTTTATTCTGGCGGCCATGTAGAGATAATCATTGATGGATGTTACACCTGGTTGCTCTCTTTCTAAAGTTGTTAGAAGTGGCCAGTCCTCATTGGCGTGGCCTCTAAATAATAAATCTGAGTACATCCACGGGGCGTGTTTCTTTGGTATGGACTGTTCGAGTTTGATTTCCTCGATCCACGCTTCAAATTCACTGAAACTCTGAAAATCAAGATTCTTCATTTTATGGCTTCATACCGTTGGCAAGTGGCCATTATGTTCGGAAATCAGATTTTTTCCAGTCGCTTCCATTCTCGACCAACAGCTCGTTTTGCCGATTTTTCCGTGGCATACAACCACCGCAACCGCCGCGGCCTGCTCTGATCCCCAGCTGTCACCGTCTTTTCCTTCCCGTTCTTCTTGTCGCGGTAGTACGCGATGATCCCCGTGAAGTCCCCTTTGTTCTCTTCTGCCAGGTCTTCCACCGTGTCCTCCGGCAGCTTGCTCTCCAGCTCCAGGCTGACGGTATAGCCGTTGTCCGCGCTGAGGGTGTGCTGCACGTTGCCCCCGTACCAGATGATTTCGTCGATCTCCGGCTTCACGCCAACGAGTGTGTAGGTCAGCTCCGGAATCAGGTCCGGCCGGCCCATGGCCAGGGTGTAACTGAGCGTCGCGCTGCCGCGTTGCAGCCGGTTGAATTCGGCACGGGCGGCGCGCAGGGCTGACTGGCGGTCGCTGAAGGTGTGGCGCAGATCCTTGAGGTTTTCCCCGCCGCCGGCGATGGCTTCCTGCTTCTTGGCGCTGTTCACGTCGTAGAAGTAGGCGCGCACGCCGTCGTAGCTGTCGCGGTCGGCTTGCAGGTAGCGGTGCTGGTCGCCGTCGGCGCGGACCAGGGTGATGTGGGGCAGCTCGGCGCCGGTGGCGGTCTTGCCGCCGCCGGCCGGCAGGCACAGCAGGCAGCCGGCCTTGACGGTGACCACGGCGTCGAACTCCTCGCCGATCCGGCTGATCAGGTTGGCGTCGGATTCGTTGGCCTGGTCGAGCTGCAGGATGGGCAGCCCATCGAGGGCGCCGGCAATGGTGGCGGAGAGGCCGTTGCCCAGGGCGATGTCGCCCAGCACATCGCCCAGCGTGCTGTTGCTCCAGCTGCGTTCTCGCTTGGTCTTCAGGCCCTTGCGCAGATCCGCTGAGCGGGCGCGGATGCTCAGCACATCGGGGGCGCCGGAGTGTTCGGTCTCGTCGACGGTGTAGGTGCCCTTGTCGACCAACCCTGTGTCGCTCCAGCCCAGCCACAACCGAACCTCGGCGCCCTTGGGCGGGATGGCCAGCAGGCCGTCATGGTCGCTGAGGGTCAGGCTGAGCTGGTCGGCCTCGATGCCTCGGTTGTCGGTCAGGTCCAGGCTGATCAGGCGCGGGCTGATCAGTTGCGCGATGTCGTTGCCGTCCACGGATATGCGAAAGACAGGCACCGGGTAGGCGGCCTCGCGCTTGTAGCGTTCGACGTTCTTGTCCAGGAAGCCGGTGACGCGGGAGAGGGCGGCATCCATCACAGCAGCGCCCTCATGACGTTCACGCCGGCGCTCGTCGCGGCGCCGATCAGGTCGATCCGGTCGTCATCGATGCGCTTGAGGTTGACCGTGAACTCAATGCGCCGGGGCGTGCCGTCGCGGAAGAAGATCGTCTTGTTTTCGCTCAGGCTCTCGATGACCCACAGGCCGTAAATGCGGCCGCTGCCCTCGACCATCGGCCAGGCCTTGCCGGTGTTGGCCATCAGGCGCAAGGCGTCGAGGCTCAGGGCACTGCCGGCCAGCTCCGGCAGGATGACGCCGGGCAGGGTGATGGCGTCCTCGCCCCGGCCGACGAACTGCCGGGCCGGCGCGGCTCCGACGCGGTTGCTGCTGGCGTGGCGCCAGTCGGTCTGGCGTTGCAGTTCCTGGTAGGCGGCGGTGGAGAGGCTGAAAACGAACATGCCCAAGGCAAGCATCATGGGGAATCACTCCAGGTCGGACAGTTTGCTGCGCTGGCGGGCGCTCTTCTCGCTGGCGACGCGGGCCAGTTCTGCACGCACGGCACGGGCGACGGTGCGTTCGTCCATGCCCGCCGTGGCGTGGATGTTGATTTCGTAGGTGTCGTGGCTGTCGTAGGTTGCGGCCGGGGTCGGGCTGATCGGTGCGCGGTTGTCGATCGACACCGTGGACGACGCGGCCGCGCCGGCAGGCATCGACGGCAGGCCCAGGGCGCCCAACGATCCGGCGACGGCGCCCAGGGCACGCTGGCCAGCGGAGACGACTTGCTGGCCCATGTCGGTGATGGCGCCGAGCGGGCCGTCTTGGCCGCCTTGCAGGCCTTGGGTCAGCCCGGCCATGGTGAAGCCGCCCAGCGCCGTGAACACGCGGGACGGGCTGTGGATGTCGAGCTTTTCCTTGAACATGTTGATGGCCGAGTCCGCCATGGAACTGACGGCGTTCTTGATCTGGCCCAGCCCGGCCATCAGGCCGTTGACCAAGCCGTTGACGATCATGTTGCCAAACTCGGTGAAGCGGCTGGGCAGGTCCACGCCGAGGTAGCTCAGCACGCCGGCGAAGGCCTGGTAGATCAGCCCGATGGGGCTGAAGTTGGCGAGCGTGGTGAGAATGCCGCCTATGCCGCCGCTGAACCCCGTTTTGATCTCGACCCAGGCGTTGGAGAAATAGAGCTTCACCGCGTCCCAGTTCGTGTAGATCAGGTAGGCGGCGCCGGCCAGCGCCGCCACCACGGCCACGATGGCCAGGGCGACCGGGTTGGTGGCAAGGCCCCATAGCGCAATGCTGACGGTGCGCAGGGCCGTCAGCAGCACGCCGCTCAGGGTGCTGGCCAGCTTCGTCAGCATGGGGAACAGCTTCTGGACAATGCGGAACATGCCGCCGCCCTGCATGCCGAACATCGCCATGCCGTAACGCACCACCGCGAAAGGCCCCAGCAGGCCGGCCAGCCCGATGGCCAACCCGCCGAACGCGAAGGACAGGCCCGCCACCAGCGCCACGATCTTGACCAGGCCGCCGGCCAGTTCCGGGTTCGCCCGTGCCCAGGCGCCCACCTTGTTGGCGACCTCGCCCAGGGTATTGATCAAGTCCTTCAGCTCAGGCGCCACGGCGGCGCCGAACTCGGCCATGGCGTTGGTGAAGCTGCCTTCGGCGGCTTCCATGACGTTGGTCAGGGTGCCCAGCTGCTCGTTCACCCGCGTGCGCAGGTCGGCCTGGCTCTGGAGCTTCTGCTGCACCTCTTTGTAACCCACCAGCCCCTTGTTCATCATGGTGTTGAGGGTGGTCATGGTCTCCGAGTCGTCGCCGAACAGGTCCTTGATGGTCTCGGTGCGGTCTTCGTCGTTCAGGCCCTTGAGCTTTTCGACCTGGGCGAACAGGTTCTCCAGGCCGGCGAAGTTGCCCTCCTTGTTGGTGAAGCTGAACTGGATTTTCTGGCCCTTCAGCTGGCGGATCTTGTTGACGTCATCGACCTTGTCCTTGTTGAGGCCTGCCTGAAAGATCTTGCGGAAGGCGTTGCCGGCGGCGCCGCCTTCCATGCCGGCTTGGTCCATCATGATCAGCAGGGGCGCCAGCTCGTTCGCCGCCTCGATCCCGGATTTCTTGATGGTGTCCATGACCGGCGCGATCTTGCTGAAGCCCTGCAGCATGTTGGTCGAATCGACGCCCGAGTAGAAACCGCGCTGGATGGTGTCCATCAGCGCCATCATGTCCTTCTCGGTGGTGCGCGTGGCGTCCTGCATCTTGGCCGCGAACTCGGCGGCTTCGGCCACGGGCATCTTCAGCTGCACGCCCAGGTACGCCGCCGCCTCGCCGGTGCCGCCGAGGATGCTTTGCGCGCTGAGGCCTTGGCGCCGCAGCATCGTCATCATTTCCTGGAAGTCGGCTGTGGTGCCGGGCAGCCGGTCGCCGAGGCGGGTGGCCAGGTCGGTGATCCTCTGGAAGTCTTCCGCTACCTTGCCGGTGCCGTCCATCATTGACACCTTCAGTTGTGTTGCCGAATCCTCGTTGGGTGCGAATGCCTCGACGGCCTGCTTGAGCGGGCGGCTGATGGCGAAGCCCGTGCCCATGCCTGCGGCGCCACTGACGGCCATGTCGCTGGCGAGGCTCTGGGCTTTCTCCAGCCGTTTGCGCTCGATGGCGACCCGTTTCTGCTGAGCATTCAGCGCCACCAACCGCTGGCCCTGTTCGCTGATGGTGGTGTTGGTCGCCGCGATCTGCTCGCGCAGTCGGCGTTCGTGCGTGCCGAGGTCTTTGGTGCTGATCCCGGCGCCGTACAGCTTCGTGCGCAGGGCCTGCAATTGTTCGGACTGCTGCCGGTGTTGTTCCTTCAGCCGCTGGGCTTCGCGCATCGCTGTGCGGAAGTCCTTGGCCATGGCCTTGGTGGGCGCGCCGGTCGCCGCAAACTGCTGGCTGAGCGCCTTGACCTTGTCGCGGGCGGCGGTGAGGGCGGTTTCGGTTTGCTCGGCGGCGGCGCGCTGGACGCGCCACGCGCCGACGTCCTTCTGTTGGGCGTTGAGTTCCTTGAGGCGGTCGCGGGCATCCTTGAGTGCGCGGGCAGCGCCGATGCTGCCCTTGTCGATGGCCTTCAGGGGGCCGCTCGCCCGGTCGATGGCGTTGAGCAGCACCTGAAGTTTCAAATCATTGGCCATCGGTGGAACTCCGCACCCTGGCGCGCTCGCGCCATTCCATCAGTTCTTGCAGCTCCAGCCGGTCCATGTCAGCCGGTGCCCAGTGAAAGACCACGGCCAGGTCGGCCATGGCGTCCTCTACGCAACGAGGGAGGCGTCCGTCCTCACCGACTTCTGCAACAAAAAATGGGCGACCTTGTTGCCGCAGGCGAGCAGGTCGGCCGGATCCATGCCGGCGGCTTCGGGCGCGGTGATGCTCGGCGAGCTGATGCGTGGCAGCACCTTGAGCAGGGCCGCGACGTCGAGGTTCAGCAAGTCCATTAGGTGCACGCCGCGCAGTTCGCCGGACTGCGGTTTGCGCAGGGTCAGGCTGTCGATCTGGGATTTGCCGCGCAGGATCGGGGTGTCGAGGATGACGGTGTTGTCGTCGGCCGTTGGCAGGGCTTCGGTGGTGTCTTCGGGTTTCATGGGACGCTCCAGCGTTCAGGGTTGAGGGGGAGAAGGGGTCAGAGGCCAAGGGCAGAACGCTGCTTTTCCAGCATGTCCACGCCGTTGACCTTCTCGATGAAGTTGAGCAGGTCGATTTCGATGATCTCTTCGTTGTCCACGATCAGCTTGTAGTAGCTGCACGTCGTGGTGATGCTGTGTTCGGTGTCTTCGCCGGGCTGGGCTTCGCCCATCTCGATGGTTTCGTGGCGGCCGCGCACGATGATTTCCACGGCGCTGACTTCGCCGGTGTCGTCCTGTTGGAATGCCCCGGCGAAACGCAGCTGCACGCCTGACGCGTTGACGGTGCCGAACTGCTTGAGGGCGATCAGATCCAGGCCGCCGGTCTTCCACTCGAACTGGATGCCGTCGTCGGAAAAGCCGAGGTCAGCCTTGACGGGGCCGTTCATGCCGCCGCCGCGAAAGGCCTCCATCTTGCGGCCGAGCGGGGGCGGGGTGACGCTCTTGGCAACGCCCTGGTAGCTGTTGCCGTCGTTGAACAACATGAGGTTTTTGAGTTTGCGAGGCATGGCCATGGCATGGGTCTCCGGGGTACGGGCACGGAACGGCTCCCCTCACGGGGAACCCCGGCTCAGGCGTTCACTTTGCTGGCGAACTGGATCAGGTAACGGTCGGTGATGCGCTGGCGCAGGGTCAGGTCTTCCAGCGGCGGCACGGGGGTGTAGTCGTAGTCCAGGTACAGCTTGCCGGCCTTGAGGGTGTCCTTGTCGTTGACCTCTTCCGGATACCAGCAGTCGCCGCCGATCAGGTAGCCGCTGCCGACCAGCTCGCGGAACTTGGCCTTGATGCTCTCGATCATGTCGCGGACCAGGGACGGGTGCATGGGCTTGTCCACGGCCCACATCTGGGCCTCGGCCATGGTGTCGGCGAGGATCTGCGCGGTGCGGGTGTAATTCTCGAAGGCGAACAGCGGGTCGTCGCTGCACGTGCGGCTGCCCCAGAAGCGGAAGCCGCCCTCGTTGATCAGCGTGGTGACCTCGTTGCTGTTGAGGTAGTTGGCGTCGGTGGCCGGGTTCTGCAGGTCCCAGAACACGTCGGCGCTGATCCCGGTGACGCCGTTGACGGCGACGTTGGACAGGGTCTTGTGCCAGCCCGTTTCCTGGTCGATCTTGGCGCGCAGGCCGAGGGCTCGGGCCACCGCCGAGGCTTTCACGGTGGCGCTGGTGACGGTGTCCCAGTTTTGGAAGTCCGGCCAAATGACCATCGTCTCCCGGGCGCCGAAGTTTTCGCGGTAGGCGACGGCCTCTTCCTTGGTCTTGCAGTCCCAGGCACTGACGTAGCAGAAGGCGCGCAGCTGCTGCGCGATGCCAATCAGCGCAGTGGCCACCGGTTGGCTGTCGAGGCCTGGCACGCCGAGGATGCGCGGCACCATGCCGACCTTCGCCTTGGCGGCGAGCAAGGCTTTCATGCCGGTGTACTTGCCGTCGGCCGTGGTGGTGCCGATCAGGGCGCTGTGGGTCTCGGCCTCGGTGGCGCCTTCTTTCACACGCACCACGATGGTGTAGGGGCGGGTCTGGTCGGCGATGGCTTGGAGGCTGCTGGCCAGGGTGCCCTTGATGCCAGCCTTGCCGATAGCGGTCTGCACGTTGGTGAACAGTACCGGGGTGTCGAGCGGGAAGGTGCTGGCGTCGGCGTCGTCCGCCGTGCAGACCATGCCGATGACAGCGGTGGGGATGGTGCGGATGGGGCGGGTGCCGTCGTTGAGTTCGAGCACCCGCACGCCATGAAGGTAATCGGCCATGGTTTTGCCTGCGCGGTAATGGAATGACAGTGCACAGGCTGCCGCGCGCGCGCCGGTTGGGCGAGCAAAGGGAGTTGTAGGGCAGGGGCCGACAACTCCCGGTGGGGGTCAGGACTCGACGTTCGGCAGGGGTGGGGCCGGCCAACCCTCGGTGAGCATCTCGTCGCGGTATTCGCCCGCCTCGATCAGGCGCAGCAATGCCAGCTCGCGGTCGAAGCAGGCCTGCACGTGGGCACGCACCGCGGTGGCAATCGCGACGATTTCCGCCGAGCCGATCTCGACGAAGCCGGTTGCCGTCTTGAAGTTGCAGCGGTATTCCGGGTCATAGATGGCGGCCAGCCCGGTGCTGGCGATCAGCGCCTGGCTGTCGCGGGTCGTCTCGATGGCCAGCCCATCGACCAGGACGCCGGTCGCCTCGCGTCTGAACCGTTCGGCGGCGACCAGGGCGGCCAATTGCTCCGGCGTCATGACCGGCGCGTCCGGCGGCGAGAACCGCCAGGCGCCGCCGGACTCTTCGGCCTGCCAGCCCACCAACGGGGCCGGCTCGATGCCGTCGATGCAGACGAAGACCATCGATGGGTGAAACATCTGGGTGATGTCACCGTCCGTCTCGACCCGTTCGAACACCTCGCCGCCACTCACACGCACATAAACACTCATGTCCATTCCTCGATCTCAACCCAACCGTCTCCGCCGTCGCCGCCCTTCAGGTTGGACGGCCAGGACGCCTGCGCCACCGCGCCACCGCCACCCGCGCCCGGCGCTGTGGCGGGAGTGCCGTTGCCGCTCTGCGAGATGGAGTTTCCGCCGGCCCCCAAGCGGCCCGGGCCGCCCTCGCCCGACACGACATACCCCGTCGCCGGGCCGATCAGGCCGCCGCCGCTCTGCCCCTGACCATTCGAGAAAAAGCCGCCGGTCGCGATCTCGGAGTTCGGCGTTCGCCCCAGGTACGACGGCGGCGTGACGTTCGCCACCAAGCCGCCTCCATAGCCGCCGGGGGCCGTGGCGAATGCCCCGAACGACGTGGCGCCGCCGTTGCCGCCCTTGGCCGCCAGCACGCCCAGGCCACCCTTGCCGATGGTCACCAGGACGCCTTCGAAACCGCTGGTGATCCAGGTATCGAAGAACGCACCGGCGCTTCCGCCGCAGCCGCCGGAAATCTGTCCAGCGGCTGTCGAGTACGCCCCGCCGCCGGCGCCGCCCGCTCCCTCGCCCCGCACCCGGATCTTTTTCGTTCCCGGCGTCATGGTGTAGACCTGCGTGGCTCTGATTCGCCGAACCCCCAGCAAGCGGTTGGAAGCCGTGGCGGCCAGAGCGTTGTTGATCATCGTGTCAACTTCGGCCTTGGTGTAGGCGTTCGTGATCCCCATCCCGGAAAGCGTGTTCGGGTTAGACCCGGAAACGAACACGCCTCGCTCATTGACCACGACCTTGGTGTAGGTGCCCGCTTCCTTGTTCGCCGGCAGCAGCCCGTCGAACTTGTCGTCCACGTACCCACGGGTAGCCAGCACCACCGACGGGTCGATCTTCAGCTGAATATTCGACGTGCCGCTGGTGATGATGTGCATGCGCACCACCTGATTGCGGCCGGAGCCCTGGGCCAGCAGCGGCTTGTAGCTCGGCGCCACGTTGGCCACGGCCGAAAACACCCCGTCCTTGTCCTCCAGGGCCAGCTCGCGGATCCACCAGCCGCCCACGTCCGGCGGCAGCACCAGTTCGGCGATCAGCACATTGGCGTCTGTGGGGGACACCCGCAGCTGATTGAGTTGGGCCCGGTAGACCTGGTTGACCAGCTTGGTTTGCGATTCGCTCGGCACCGGGTCGGCGCCACCGCCATCGCCGATCAGCATGTAGCGCGGCTCCCAAGGGATCCCCAGGGCATCGCAGTTAGTTTTCTTGGCGGCGCCCAACGTCGTCAGCATGCCGCCGAAAATAGAGTTCTTATCAACCATGGGGGTACACGTCCAATTCGTCTAGGGTGTATTCGCTGACGCCGTGGTTCCCCTGGACCGTGACGTCGATGTCAGGGTTGTTCCAGGGGTAAACGTCGATTTCGTCGCCGTCGTAAACGGCGCAGCCCACAAAGGCGTCGAGTCGGGTTTCCAACACGATGTCGAGGCCGGTCAGGTGCCGGGTGAGGGGTTTGGCGTCGTCGATCAGCCATACCAGCTCTTGGTACATGGCTTCGGTGATGCCGGTGTCGAGTACACCGATCCGCAGTGAAAAGGTGCCGGGGGTGCCTGCCGGCAGGGACTGCCACCACTCTGCGACCTCGATCAGGTAGCCCAGTGGCTCCACCACCCGGCGCAATGCGCCGATGGTGCCCTTGTGCGAATGGACGTAGTAGGCAGCACGGCAAGCGGCGCGCTTGGCCGCTTCCGACCACTTGCTGTCCCAGCGATCCACGGAGAACGCCCAGGCCAGGTAGGGCAGCAGCGGCAGCGGGCACCGGTCTGGGCTGTACAGCGTGCGCAGCGGAATGGGCACCCGCTGGATCTGCGCCAGCGCTTGCGCGGCTTGGCGCTCCAGCGGCGTCGAGTTGCCGGGCAGCAGGGGCTGGTAGGTCATCACTCAACCCCCAGCGCCAGTTCGACGGCTGTGCAGTACGGCGCTTGGTAGGGGGTGGCGACGATGTCTTCCCAGCCCTCCAGCACCACCTTGCGCACGCCCTCGACGTGCAGCGCGGCGTGCACGATGGATTCGGAGACCTCCAGCCCCAGGCGGCGGCGCTGGTGGACGAACTGCAGCAGCCTCGCTTCGGCGGCGGCGAGGATCAGCTCGGTTTCCGGACCATTGGTGAGCGGGTAAATCTTGGCCTTGATCGGGTAGGGGATGATCTGCGCGCCCTGAACCGTGAGGCGATCCGCAACCGGCCGGCGGTCGTCGTCGCTCAGGTAGGCCGCGACCTTGTCCAGCAGGGCCTGCGATGCGGTGCCGTCGCCCAGCACCGATTGCACCGTCACCACGGCTTCGGCCGGTGCCGGGCTTTCGGCGGTGGCGTCGGCCACCTGACCGTCGGCGGAACGGGCATGGAAGATGTAGCTGTTGCGCGGGCCGGCCGTGCTGAGGCCTTCCCAGGCCATTTGCACACGTTCGCGCAGGCTGTCGTCGTCTTCCATCAGCTTGGGGAGGGGCGGCACGGCCGACGGGTTGGCGGCCTGCACCAGCAGCCGCTTGACGTTGAAGTTGGCGGCGAGCTGTTCCAGGTCGGTGCCCTTGGCCAGCGCCAGCATGTTGGCGACGGAGGCCTCATTGACCCGTTGGCGCCACACCGTTTCGCGATAGGCGTTTTCCTCCAGCAGCTTGGTCAGCGGCTCGGACTCCATGCTGAGGCGGGCGGCGATCTCGGCCTGTTGCTCGGCCGGCCAGAGGCTGACGGCGTAGGCCTTGCGCTCGGCGAGGATCTGCTCGTAGTCGATCTGCTCGACAACCTGCGGCGCCGGCAACTGACCGAGGTCGATAGCGACGAAGGTGTTCATGCGCTGCCCCCCAGTTGCAGGGGCACGCTCAGGCTCAGCGGCTGATTGCTGTCCACCAGGGTGCCGTCCAGTTCCAGGGAGGTCTGGCCTTGCAGGTTCGCGCCGACAAACCGCACGCGGCTGAGGCTGATGCGGGTTTCCCAGCGCATCAAGGCCATGACGGTGGCGGCCAGCACTTGCAAGCGGGTGAATTCGTTGAACGGCTGATCGACCAGGTCGGGCAACAGGCTGCCGTATTCGCGGCGCATGACACGGGTGCCAATGCGGGTGGTCAGGATGTCGGCGATGGACTGGGCAATGTGTTCGACCAGGCCGAGGGCCGCGCCGGTTTCTCGGTTCATTCCGGTTTCCCCGTTTTCGCGCCACCGGCCATGACGCCGCCGTGGTGGTGGTTGACCAAGCTGATGCCGGCGGCGACCACGTCAGCGGACACCGTCACCTTGCCCGTGATGGTCTGATTGCCGGTTTGGGTGTAGTCGCCTTCGTGGGTGATCGGGCCGACGATGTGGAGGCCGCCGGTGCTGATCAGTTGGGTGGTGCCGCCCTCGGCCAGCACGGCGTTCAGGTGGTGCGCGACGCTGTCGTACTCGATGACCGTCCCGTCGCGGTAGGTGATGCGGTGCAGACCTTCGCGGTCGCCATTGGCCGCGTGGAGGTCGCTGAACAGGCCGGTCAGGACGAAGCCGTTGCCGAGCTGGCCGGAGGGGCTGAACAGGATGACCTGTTCGTCAACGGTGGGCGGGTTCCACTCACGGTCCTCGCCGGCCCGAGGGGCGATCCAGGGCAGCCAGCCTGTGGTCAGCGTGCCGGTTTTAACCTGGACGCGGGGAGGCTTCATCTTGACGGCAGCGATGGTGCCGAGTCGGATGAGGTTTTCGAGCAGGCGGGCGAGGGTGGCTAGGTCGTTCATGGCGAGAATGCTGTGCTATTGCGCGCGTAGACATAACCCTGAAGAGCTTGTAAAACGCTATTTAACAAAGACGAACAGGGATGGTGTTTGATGCAAAATATTTGTATTGAGAAGAAGTATGAAACGGCCGTGGGTCTTCTCAATGACTTGCTGCCGTGGTCTAAAGTATTCAACTTAAAGGATTACGTTTTTCGCGGGCATGCTAATGCTGACTTTCAATTGGTTCCAACTTCAGTGCGCTTATATGGCGACAATAAGATCGGTAAATTTAGAAAGGTTGGCGTGGTTGTAAATGGGCTGGATAATGATAGTGAGTATTCCTTGGCGGTTGCGGAGTATAAATTGCTAAGGGACTTTTACCGTAAGGCAGATTCCTTGGGGCTGGATGTTCCAAGATCAGATATCTTGCGCGATCGGCTGTACCAGGAATACGACAGTCGCGCTTTTTTCAAAATTTCGGACGGCCAAAGATGGCTTCCAATAGATATGCTGGAGTCGGCTGGCTTGGCTCAACATTATGGCATTCCTACAAGACTGTTGGATTGGACGTATGATCCATTTGTCGCGGCATTTTTTGCATCATTGTCTAGTGAGATTGCCGATGGGAATATTTGTGTGTGGGCATTCAATACCATGATGATGGGGACTTTGACAGCGAGGGACTTGAACTGTCCTTTAAATATGGTTACGCCTCACTATGGTGGAAATCCGAACTTGGCTGCGCAGAAGGGCTTGTTTACTCATTGGGCTAAGAATATTCCTTTGGTTGAAGATTTTTCTACTTATCCTGTTGTCGATAGGAGGCCGTTAGATGAATTGATACAGGGGTACTTGGCTGAAAAGAAACTGTCGGTGTGTCAGCCGATTTTTATAAAGATGCTTCTTCCAGACCGCCAAGTTCCGAGCTTGGCGGTCTGTTTGAGAGATTTAGGTTATGGGCCAGCTAAGATGTTTCCGGGGTATTCTGGTGTTGCTGCCGAGTTGCTGGACTTGGAAAAGATGATGTGGGAACGATAGCCGCTTTATTTTGCGAGGTGCAGCAATAGCAGATCCCGTAATAGTGTTAAGTCTGCTGCGGTAAATCCGAGTATCTCGCGTCGCTCATATTGTATGTCTGAGGCGCCGGCTTCTGCTTTATCTATCAATCCATACTGATGCACCTTGGCTATTCTGGCGACTCGCCCGATAAAACTGATGCTGATGGCGTTACCGTCGGCGTGCAACTTCATAAAGCTGGCCGTCCGCAGCTTTTGAAACATCTTCACCTTCCGTTTCACCCGGCCCTGCTTCCCCCGCAGGTTTCGTTGTTTGCGCGGCGCGTACGCGCTGCCATCTGGGTTTCGCTGGGCAATGATCCTTTGCTGCTGGCTACGGCGCAGCGCCTGTCCGATGCTGCGCGACAGCCTGTTCCGTGATGTCGGCTCAAGCTGCCCGAGCAGTCCCGCCGCCCAGTCCTCCAGCGCCTCCAGTCGGTCGGTCATTCCGGCAACACCCACTCGCTGCCGGTGCCCTGGGCGCCGGGGATCCAGTTCGGGGAAAGGAACTCGGCCGCCCGTTGGGGCTCGCCGGGATGGTGGACGGTGGTGTTGCCCTGGTCGTCCTTGCCGACCACCACGCGTTCAGTGAGCGGCAGGGTGAGGCTCAAATCGACCTTGCTGTTGTCGAGGATGTCGGCCTCGAACTGGATGGCGTTTTCGGTCTTGCTCAGGTTCTCCAGCAGCTCGGACTGGTGAACGCTCAGCCAGCCGAGCAGCGGCAGCATGACGCTGTCGGGGTGGCCGGCGAAGTCGGTGAGGATGACCTGCAGGTCGAAGCTGTACTCGAACGAGAGGGTATGCGCGGCGGTGCAGCGGATCTTGCCGTTGTCGATGAAGATGAGCAGCCGGTCCGGGTTGTGCTTGAGTTCGGCCACGGTGGCCATCAGGTGTGCCTTCAGGCTATCGGGTTTGTTCATGGCTGGGCCTGCTGGTGTCGATAGACCATGTCCACCTGGCTGGCGCAGTCCGCCCACGCGGCCTCGACGCGGTCCTGGTCGGAAAGCTGGTCGCCGTTACTCTGTGGGCGCGTGGCTGGCAGGGTGCAGGGCACCACGGCCGGACAGCCACTGACGATAAGCGTCGGCGCCGGTGAGGGCGGGGCGCTCGCGCAGCCGGCGAGCAGCGTCAGGCAAAGACTGGGCAGCCCAGTCGCGTAGGTCGGCATTCTCACGTTTCAAGGCCTCGATGGTGGATGCGCGCTTGGCCAGGCCTTCGCGCAGCTGGTTCTGTTGGGCGCGCAGGGTTGCTTGGGCGTTGCGTTCTTGCTGAAGGCTGTCGCGCAGTGCGTTGGCGGTGACAAGGTTGCGCTCGGCCTGCTCGCGGGCGGTGGCCGTTTGCTGGGCAGCCAGCCGGGCGTGCCCTTCCGCCACTCGGATGCGCAGTTCCTGGCTCCAGACCACCAACGCCACGACGGCGAGCAGCGCTAAGCCGACCAGGGCCTGCCGAAGACTGCTCACGCCCGATACCAACCGAGCTTGTTCATGGCGCCGACGTCCAGCTGCTGGAGCGGGCCGCGCACGATGATGACCTTACGGCAAGGGTCCTGGACTCGCAGCGCTTCGCCCAGACGCACCATGTCCTGTGGGTCGCTGCCTTCCGGCACCACCAGCAGGTCGCCGTCCTGTACGTTCAACCGCTGTACCGCATCAACGTCGATCATTTCAGATACTCCCCAAGAAAGAGCAGACGGAAATCTTCAGGGCTGTAATGAGTACGGGCCTCGGTGAGCGTGCCACTCATATCTATCGGCCAGGTGTATCGGCGGTGATTCCCGCCATGGGCCTCGATTAGCCTTAGTAGGACGTCACTTTCTGCGGTATGTAGACCTGCTACTCGCAGGAATTTCGGTGTCGTTGCGTAGTAGGCACCCTGTCGGATATCCACCGAGCCGAGCCAGTCAAATTCGTCATAAAACCAGACTGCGTCTTGGGCTTCTTCGTCGCTTGATACCTTTTCACCATCCACCAGAATTCTCGCGTTCGGTAAGCGCCGCTGCATATCAACTGCCAATCCTTCGAATGTGACGAAGTAAACGCGACGACCAGCGTCAAGAAAGGATTTGGCATGCTGAACGAGTCTTTCGGACTTCCCTGTCTGCCTTGGGCTGATATCCAGGTAGGCGATTCGTGGCTGATTCATGCCGCCACCGCCTGACCGCACCCGCAGTCGTCGTGCCGCTCGTAGGCGCGCTGGAGCTTGATGTCGTACAGGTTCCGCTGGTAGTCCGGCCCGTTGTACAGCTTGGCGAACTCGGCCCATTTGCGGCCTTTCAGCGCCTTGTGCAACACCGGGTCGGTCTCGATGAAGCGGACGAAGGCGTCGAACTGTTGGGACTCCCCCTGGCTCATGGCCGCGACGAAGTCCTGGACGCTGCTGTAGCCCAGGCGCTGCCAGTGAAAGCCCATGATCTGGAACGCGCCCCAGGATGCGGACTCCAGCGCGGCGGTGTCGTCGATCAGGCGGGCGGTGGCGAGGCGTTGGTGTTCGGCGCTACCGCCGGCGTAGCCACCGGCTTTCGGGTTGACGATGGCCGGATTGTTCGCGGCCAACTGATCGGCGTGGCGCTTGAGCACGTCCGCATCGTCGCCTTCGTGACGCACCTTCACCAGCTGGCGGTACATGACATGCCGTTCGAACAGAATCACCGGCTTGCCGTTGTCGAGGAAACCGGCGCCCTTGGACTCGACCTCGTTGACGGCGTAGACGCTGGCCAGGGGGACGCCGAGGCGTTCGGCGGCGCTGACCAGGTCGGCGTTCATCAGCAGGGCCTGGCAGCCGTTGCCGGCCAGCGCCGCCTGCGTCTTGCCGCCGGCGATGCCATCGGCGACCAGGCCGACCTTGAGCTGGTAGGCGCGTACCGCGGCTTCGGTGTCGTCACCGTAAACGCCATCGGCCTCCAGCCTGGCGCCGTGTTGGTTGAGGTTCTTTTGCAGGGTGCGCACCGCTTGCGAGCGGTCGCCGTGGCGAAGGGTGGTCATAGCTGATCTACCTTGCGGGTGAAGAACTTTTTGGCGGCCGCCCGGGTGCCCTCGACGCCGAGCAGGCCGATGACACCGCCGAAAAACGGTGCGGTCGAGGCCGGTATCCCCAGCAGCGAAAGCCCGTGGCTGACGGCGAGGGCCAGCGCGCCGCAGAGTGGCGCCTCAACCATCATTCGGCGCACGGTGCCGCCGCCGTAGATGACCCGCAGGCCGGCAATGACAAGGCCCAGCAGGCCGGCATAGAGGGCGGGCCAGTTTTGTTCGAGCCAGGCGGCGAACCAGGCCCAGGTATCAGGACGGTCAGGCATGCGTTTCATTCCATGATCCAAGGTGGGTGGGTTCAAGGGCACGGTGCGGGCGGTTCAGTCCCATAGGTTCACCATCTGCCGTTGGGGGGCTGCGGCCTGGGCTTCTGGCATCTGCACCGCCAGCCCTTGCGGCAGGGTCGGGCCGTGGTCGGCCAGGCCGGGGTTGGCCTCAAGCACCGCCTCGGTGACGCCGGCGGTACGGCCGTAGTGGCGCCAGCACAGGGCATCGACGGTCTCGTTCTGCCGGGCGCGGACGGTGACGGCCATCAGATCAGCTCCACGGTGGTGCGCCGGACGCCGAGGAAGTCACGCACGGCCCACCGCTGGTCGCGGCGTAGCTCGTCGATGCTCGGGGTCAGGTCGTCGGCGTGCTGGTTGCCGCTGTTGGTGCTGTCGTAGGAGCGGTAGCGTTCGCAGATCTCGGCGCCGGTCGCGGCGTAGATCGCCCGCAGGTAGAGGTGGACGTATTCCGACACGTCCTTGATGCGTTCGGCGGGGACCTCAGTCAGGGTGGCGTAGCCGTCGGCCTGCCGGAGGCTGCGCCATTCGGCCAGTTCACGGTTGACGCCGATGGCGGCGGCGATGGTCGCCGTCTCCAGGCGGATCGGTGTGACGCTGGCGTCGAGGCGCAGGGTGCCGCGCACGTCGTCGAGGTCGATCGACGGCCAGAAGGGGTCGGTGTTGATGTGCCCGCCAGGGGGCACGGTCTCTTTGCCGCCCGCTACGAATCCGCTCATGTGACTGCACTCTGTGTCAGGTCGCCGGTGGTCGGGGCTTCACGTTCAGGAGGAGCGGCCTGGCCGATCCGCCCCGAGCCGGCGGGGTGCGTGGGAACGCTCGGTTTGCTGTCCTGATTCAAGGACCAGGGCCAGCGAGTTTGTTGAGCAGGCGTTCGGCCCGCTCCAGATCCTTCTTGCCGCCGCAGGCGTCGTGCAGGCTGATGGCCTTTTTCAGCTGGTCTACTCCGACTTGCACTTCACCGGGTCGGCCGGGGCTGTCGTCGGTGAGGCCGGCCAGCGTTGCCCGGCCCATGGCCAGGTACAGCTTGGCCCGGGCCTGATCCGGCATGTCTTCGGCGTCGGTCAGTTCGGCGGTGCGGTGCAGGATGGCCAAGTCGAACGGCTCGCCGACCTTCTGCGCCTTGAACGCTCCGGTCGCGACCTCTTCCGCGACCAGGCAGCCCAGCGTGCGGGCAAAGCGGTCGGGCATGACCATCTTGTGCTGCAGCACGTACTGGGCGATGTCGAGGCCGCCGGTGAAGTCCCCGGCGTCGAAGCGCCAGACCATGACGGTGGTCAGCACCTCGTCCTGCGCACCTTGGCCGGCCTCCAGCACGCCCTGCACGTAGGGAACGTACTCGGGCAGCAGCTGACGTTTGAGTTCGGCCTTGCCCTGGTTGGACTGCACCTGCTTGAGGCGCAGCCGGTCCTGGAGCAACTGGTTGAGCTGGTGTTCGTAGGCTGTGGCGCCGGCCATGGTCTGGGCGGGCTCGGCCGAAGCCGCCTCAGTGGCGGCGGTGACGCGCAGGAAGTGCTGTTTGGCGAGGCTGCTGGCCATGGTTTACGGCTCCAACTCGATGTTTTCGACCAGGCAGCCGAGGCCGTAGTCCTCGACGACGTAGGCGTCGTTGCTGGACTCGTAGTTCTCGATGCGGTTCTTTTCCGGCGCTTCCTTCACGTAGCGGCGGCGCCCGCCGATCTGCCAGTAGATGGCGAGGTTGGCCAGCGAGGTGATCAGCGCCGCGCCGTCCGGCACATACGGCACTTCGACCGGCTGCTTACCGCCCATGCGCTTCTGCGACAGGATCATGTCGGTGGCCAGTTTCTCGGAGGCCGGCTGTTCCTTGTTGATCAGCGGGAAATACTTGTCGTGGACAAGGTTGCTGCCGAGGATGACCACGATGCCCGGATCCTTGCGGTGCCACGGGTCGATCAGGTTGGCGATGGCGTCGTACACCAGGGCGTCGAGGTTGTTGTAGTCGGCGTTCGCGCCGGTGCCGATGACGATCTTGCCGGCGGCCTTGCCCTCCTTGAGGACGCGGGCCGCCGCGTTGGTGCGGTACTGCTGGAGCCAACCGATGTTGACGTCCTGCAACAGCGGGTTGTTCTGGCGGTCGGTGGTGGCCGCTGCACTGGTGCCGTTGAAGCCGACCATGATGCGGTCGAGCGCCTGGCGCTTGAGGATGGCGTCGCGCAGGCGGGCCTGGAAGTCCGGGAACTTCGCCCAGGCGTCAAGCTGGGCGTAGCGGATCGCGGTGTCGAAGTCGGTGTGTTCCGCCTTGTAGCCCTTCCTGTCCAGCGAGGACACGTCGCGGGGCTGGCGCACGCCGTTGCCGGTGGTGTCGGTGCGCCCGGCAATGGTGCTGCTGACGCCGAGGCCGACTTTTTCGCCTTGCAGTTCATCGACGCCGATGATGCCGATCTGGCCGAGGAATTCGCTGGATTCTTGCATGCGAGTTTCCAGGGTCTGCTGCACCGTCGGGTCAACGGCGAAGGTGGCGGTCGTCGAGGACACGCCGTTGAGGCGCGCCAGTTGGCTGAGGTAGGCGTTGAAAAGCTCGCGGGTGTCGTTGCGCATGAATGTCGTCCTTCGTTGATCGGGGCTGTGGGTGGCCGGCTGTCAGCAGTCGGTCATGACCTGGTTGTCGCCACCGGTGACCGGAGGGCGCTTCTTCTGGTTGTGGTCCTGGGTGGTGTTGAGCTTGGTTTTCAGTTCGCTGAAATCCTTGCTCAGTTGCTCCAGCTGGGTTTTCAGGCCGGCGGAGAATGACTTCTCGGCTGCCAACTGGTCGGGCAGGTCCTTGACGTGGTTGGCGACCGCCTCCACGGCCTGGCTGATCTGGCTGAAATCGGCATCGTCCTTGGCCTGTTTGCCGCTCAGCAGCGCCTGCACCTTGCTGAACAGCTGGGCGCCGAGGCTCGGCTTGTCTTCGACTTCCTCGAAGGTCAGCCCGGTCTCGATGGCCTCGGAGAACATGGAGGTCGCAGAGTAGTGGCGATCCTTGAACGGGTTGGCGTCAGGTTTCTGGGCTGAGAACGCCAGGACGTCGGTGCCCAGGCTCGCCGGTGAGTCGGTGACCGCCAAGCCGACGATGTAGGCCTCGCCGGTGTCGGCGAAGCTGTCGTCGATTTCGATGGACGTGTAGATCTTCTGTTTCGCCTTGTTCATGGCGATCAGGTCGGGCGTGGGCTCGACCTGGGCGAACAGGGCCAGTTTCTTCTGGCCGCCGATCTCCACCTCTTCGGCTTTAACTGCCAGCACGTCGCCGTAGGCCTTGAAGGGGCTGTCCGGCAACAGGCTGCGGAAATGCTCCAGCCAGACGCGCGCGCCGTAGGTGGTCGGGTTGAAGTTCTTCGCGGCCTGCTCCAGCCAACTGCGTTTGATGGTGCGCTTGTCCGAAGTGGCGCCCTCGACGGCGACGCGGAACCAGTTGCTGCGGAACTTCTTCATGCCGGGAATCCTCATGGCGTGGGGCGCCTGCTGTCGGTCAGCAGTGCGTTGCGATGAGGGGCATGGTCGTGACGCGCGCGAGTTGCGGCAACGGGGCGGGCCTGTAGGGCAGGGGGCTACAAGGGGCGGCGCTATTGAGTCGCGGGCGCGGGCGGCAGCATCGCGGCCATGACTACGACCGAACTGCTGCCCATCGATCCCCGCCGCCAATCCAAGTTCCTGTACTGGATGGGTTGGCGCATCTGCGAGATTGCCGAGGCTACGGGCGAAAAGGAAAAAACGCTACACAGTTGGAAGGCCCGCGACGAATGGGACCGGGCCGACACCGTCGAGCGTATCGGCGGCGCGTTGGAGGCGCGGTTGGTGCAGTTGATCCTCAAGGACAACAAGAGCGGCGGGGACTTCAAGGAAATTGACCTGCTGCACCGGCAGTTGGAGCGCCAGGCGCGGATCCAGCGCTTTCAGGGCGGGGGCACCGAAACCGACCTCAACCCGAACCTGGCCAAGCGCAACGAAGGCCCGAAGAAGAAGGCCCCGAAGAACGAGATCAGCGAAGACCAGGTCGAGCTGCTGCGCGAGGCGTTCATCGATGGCTGTTTCGACTACCAGAAGGACTGGTATCGGGCCGGCACGCAGCGCACCCGCGTCATCCTCAAGAGCCGGCAGATCGGCGCCACTTACTACTTCGCCCGCGAGGCGTTCATCGACGCTTTGGACACCGGCCGCAACCAGATTTTCCTGTCGGCCTCGAAGAACCAGGCCTACCTGTTCCGGGGCTACATTCAGGCGTTCTGCCGCGAGGTGATCGGCGTAGAACTGACCGGCGACCCCATCGTGTTGCCCAACGGCGCCGAGCTGTTCTTCCTCGGCACCAACGCCCGCACCGCCCAGGGCTACCACGGCAATTTCTACTTCGACGAGTTCTTCTGGACGTTCAAGTTCGAGGAGCTGAACAAGGTCGCCTCGGGCATGGCGATGCACAAGAAGTGGCGCAAGACCTACTTCTCCACGCCGTCGAGCATGGCCCACGAGGCGTACACCTTCTGGACGGGCGAGCGCTTCAACAAGGGCAAGCCCGCCGCGCAGCACATGAAGGTGGACACGTCCCACGGGGCACTTCAGCAGGGCCGGGCCTGTGAGGATCGGCTGTGGCGGCAGATCGTCACGATCCTGGACGCGGAGCGGGGCGGCTGTGACCTGTTCGACATTGAGGAACTGCGCCGGGAGTACAGCCCCGAGGCGTTCGCCAACCTGCTGATGTGCGAGTTTGTCGACGATGGGGCGAGCATCTTCCCGCTGTCCCTGTTGCAGTCGTGCATGGTGGACAGTTGGGTCGAGTGGGCCGAGGACTACAAGCCCTTCGCCATGCGCCCGTTCGGCGACCGCCAGGTGTGGATCGGCTACGACCCGGCCGAGACCGGCGACTGCTCCGGCCTGGTGGTGGTCGCGCCGCCGCTGGTGCCGGGCGGCAAGTTCCGGATCCTGGAACGCCACCAGTTCCGGGGCATGGACTTCGCGGCGCAGGCCGCGTTCATCAAGAGCGTGTGCGACCGCTACTGGGTGACCTACATCGGCATCGACGTCACGGGCCTGGGCAGCGGCGTGGCCCAGCTGGTGCGCCAGTTCTTCCCGGCGGTGACCACCTTCAGCTACTCGCCGGAGGTCAAGACCCGTCTGGTGCTCAAGGCCTACGACGTCATCCACAAGGGACGACTCGAATTCGACGCCGGCTGGATCGACATGGCCCAGTCGCTGATGGCGATCCGCAAGACCGTCACCGCCGGCGGCCGTCAGTTCACCTACACCGCCGGCCGCAACGACAACACCGGCCACGCCGACCTGGCCTGGGCGCTCTTCCACGCACTGCACAACGAACCGCTTGAGGGGCAGACCACTGCCAACACCGGGCGCATGGAGATGTACTGATGACTGAACAACTGGCCAACCCGACGTTGCCCGCGACGCCACCCGCCACCGGCGCCGGGGTAGAGGTGTTTTCCTTCGGCGAGCCGACGCCGGTGCTGGGCGGCCGGGAGGTGTTCGACTACCTGGAGTGCTGGTTCAACGGACGGTGGTATGAACCGCCGCTGTCGCTGCACGGGCTGGCCCGCTCGGTGGGGGCGAGCGTGCACCTGCACTCGGGGCTGATGTTCAAGCGCAACCTGTTGAGCAAGACGTTCATCCCGCACCCGCTGCTGTCGCGGGCCGCCTTCGAGCAGTTCGCCCTGGACTTCCTCTGCCTGGGCAATGGCTACCTTGAGGGGCGGCGGTCGCGGCTGGGCGGGCTTCGTAAACTGGAAGCGCCGCTGGCCAAGTACATGCGGGTCGGGCAGGACGGGCAGTTCTATCAGGTGCGCGGCTGGAAGGACGAGCATGCGTTTGAACCGGACAGCGTCTTCCACCTGCGGGAGGCCGACCTGCACCAGGAGATTTACGGCCTGCCGGAGTGGATCAGTGCCTTGCAGTCGGCGCTGCTGAACGAGTCGGCCACGTTGTTCCGGCGCAAGTATTACGAGAACGGGAGTCATGCGGGGTTCATCCTGTACATGACGGACGCGGCGCAGACGGAGGCCGACATCGATGCGTTGCGCAAAGCCCTCAAGGAATCGAAGGGGCCCGGCAACTTCCGGAACTTGTTCGTCTACTCGCCGACCGGCAAGAAGGACGGGATCCAGCTGATCCCGGTGAGCGAGGTGGCAGCGAAGGACGAGTTCAACTCGATCAAGAACCAGACGCGGGATGATGTGTTGGCCAGTCTGCGGATCCCGCCCCAACTGATGGGGATCGTGCCGCAGAATGCGGGTGGGTTTGGGTCGATCAGGGAGGCGGCGCAGATCTATGCGGCCAATGAGTTGGAGCCGATTCAGACGCGAATGACTCAGCTGAACGACTGGTTAGATGAAGAGATTATGAGATTCAAACCTTACGAGGTGGGCGGAGAAGCGTAATGCTTCCCGCTCGGTTATTAGCGACTCTCGTTTCAGCGTTTACGCTTGGCTACTTCTGTATCGTACTCTTCCCAATTCGCGAATCCGATAGGACGTTTGGGTTCTTCCGGGTGGATTCTTTTCTGCCGTACCAACAACACGCTGATTTGGGTCACGTGCTGTACAAGCTCGACTGGTGAGCCATCTGGTTTCGTACCAAAAAAGCGGATTAGCGATGGATTGAAATAGCCAAGGCCGGTGAAGGAAAAAGTCGTTTCGTTGCCGAAGTTAACGAGCTGTCCACCAACCTCGTATTCGTCCTCAAGCTCACGGTGGAACTCGTTCACCATCTGAACCAGTCGCCAGTGAAACTCGCTTGCGTGGTTGGCATCCGTAGGAATTCTTGGCATTTGCAGAGAAATCGGGTCGAAACCGCTTGGAAATGTCACGCTGGTATCCCTTTCATCGATTAGTATTTTTAATTGATACAAACGCCCTGTTGTCTGTGTACGCCCACCCCGCAATAGGATCGTGTTGATCGTAGCTGTCAAATGATAAGAAGCAAAGGTTCACAGCCTTGATCGGCGGAAGGTTGAGACAACCACATTCGATGAACTCACGAGGTCAACACTCCTGGTTCAGGCTACCCTTTTCAGATGTCCTGCTTAGAAAGGTTGGTATGGGTAATGAGCTCAAGAGCATCGTCAGCCGCGACGTTCAGTACTCTGATATGCGTTTTCTCAAACAGACCCATTAGAAAGAAAGCACTGATCATCCCGTTGACATGTCCGTGATGCCAATTTGCAGTGTCTTTGCGACCAGTGATGGATTTGATCGCCTCTCGAACGAAGGCCATTGCTTCGTCAGCATTGCTTGGTGGAGTTGGCATGGTACTTCCTGTCGAATTCGTCATAGTTGATTGCATCAGGGCTTCGTCAAAAACCTTGTCCGGCACAAGTCTGGCAGTCCTCCGTTCGCCCGAGCCGATCAAGGCAGGCATGACAGTTGTGGAACCTCGCCAGCTCGATGAAGGGGTATAACCTTTCGAAAGCGTGAAGGTTGCAACACTCTTTAGCGACCTGCGCGACACCGATCAACGCTCGGAAGATGTCCGGGTCATCGAGTGGCACATAGGGTTGCCATTGATAATAAGAGCCGTTTCGGCCAACCGCTATTGCACCTCCCCAGGCATCGTCAACCAAAGCCCGCTGATTCTATCAACTTCTCCACCCATACTCAGAACGAGATCAGCTCCATCTGGATTGGGGTACACCTTACCGTCGTAGGTGTGAGTCGGTTCCGGTGGTTCGACGGATACCTCATTGAGGCTTGAACGGCTGATTGTGCCCAGCAGCTCGTCTGTTTGGGGTTCCAAGACGTCGAAGGTCGAGGATCCGCGGTAAAGGTCTGGTGAACTCTGAAGCTCTTCTACGGCGTGCCAGCAAGCCGCATCTGCCATTTCTTTCATATCAAACTGTTGGAGCTGATCGATCAGACCTTCTCTCGCTGGCGTTGTGGCCATTGAGTAGAGGGTTTCACGGTGTGCTTCCGAGTTCTGAATTCGAAAGTCGCTGTCGTCGAGGGGCGAGCGTCACTGCTGAAGTCTGAGCGCCTTAGCCTGGTTGAAATTCATGAGGTTCAATTGCTGTACGGACACTGTTGTTTGTACAAATATTGGGTCGAGATATGGGCGCGAGCGTGAGGCGATGAGCTGCCGAGATATGTAGGGGAGGTGACGGGCTACATCGCGCGTCAGCGAGGCCTATTCACGCCTGGCGCGCGCCGTCGTCCCCCCACCTCGCCTCCGGTCTAAATAGGTCCTTTTTTCTGCACCACTGCACCCTGTCTGAATCGGGCAGGGTTGGGCTTGCTCCTAGCAATGACGGCGGGAAAAAAGCCTGCGGATCCCTGCGAAGTGGGTGCCAGTGCGTCGAGATGTCAGAGCGTCGTCACGTCGCATTGTAGTGGTCAACTAATCCCGGACACGGCGTTGAGTTTTTCCTCGGCTTGAGCCGGGGGCAGTCCATCGTTGAACTGGTGCGGTCGAATCCAGTTGTA